CTGCTATAATATAATCACCTGGTTTATCGAATTGTAACCCAGAAAAGTCTATTTCTCCATTAACAACTTCTTTTTCGGTAATACCAATTATAACACCTGGTCCACTTTTAACACTTAATGTTATTTTTGTATTTATAGACTTTGGATCTACTATCGCTGATGTTTTTTTATTTGAAAGTTCTGGATCGCTCTGTGGTGTGCTCTGTGGTGTGCTCTGTGTACCAGTTTGTGGTTCTTCTTCTTCTTGTTTTGGTTCCTCTGGTGCTGGCTCCCAAACCAATCTTGGTCCAATAGTAGTGCCATAGATATCATCTATGATTCCAGCCATTTCATTTAATAGGTTATCATTCGCGTATTTACCAGATCCTGGACCAGAAGTTGGTCCAGGAAAAATAAATTGATCTGAACCAGTTAAGGTAAATTCACCAATATCAGCTATTTGTTGTGCTGATTTACCATCGATTACAAGAGTACCGGTATAGGTTGTTGTAAATGGCTTTGGTAGACCCATAACAGTACCAAATACCACAGATAAACTACCTGATTGTTTGTTACCTAGTGTTCCGGTTATAGATTTCTCTGCATCTGATACAGGGTTTTTTACGAAGAGTGACCAATTTGACATGAACTATATATTTGCCATCACATCTTCTGTCCTATAAGTTTATTTTAATTACTTTATAAGGGTATTTCCTCTTATTATACATCTTTTCTCTTTCTTTGAAATGTCTATATAAGATGTTATTCATATTCTTTGGATCGAAAACATCCACTAAATCAAATATCATAGCTTTTGTTTTGTCGGTGTGTAAACGTAAGGCTCTACCAATTGATTGTATTATAATTTGTTCAGATTTGAAAGAATCCACAAATATCACATTAAATATAGCATTAATAGACACACCAGTTGATAATGTACCATAAGAAGCAACTAATACTCTAACTTTACCATCAGTTTCCTCCATTTGTTTCTTAATAACTTCCCTCTTTTTACCCGATACACCACCATCAATATAATAAAATTCTTTATCTGGTAATTCCTCTGATAATTTATTCATTATCTTTTGACCATATTCAATCGTGTGAAATAATAGTAATGTGTTTGATTCACACTTAGTAACTATCTTCTTAATAAACTCTAATCTTTTATCAGAAACATGAATATATTCCTTTTCTATTTGAAAAGCTTCTTTACCATAACCACCTTTCCTTATTTGTTCCATTCTATCTGCAAATTCTAAGTCATTATGATTCATAATAACAGCCTTTATTTCCATAGCTGATATTATACCCTTCTTCTTTAATTCATCAGCAGAGACTTCTGTTATCTTAGGACCTAAAACTGATTGTATTGTTAGTATTTCACAAGTATCATCCTCAGGGAATGTACCAGATACACCAAACCTTGAATATGCTTTACCAAACGTTCTCTTTAATATACTTAACATCGTTTTTGCTTTAGCTCCATGTGCCTCATCAGTAACAACTGTGTGAAATTGGTCAAAGAATTCTTTCGGCCATTTTTCTAATGATTGATAAGTTCCGATATAAATATTAGCATCTTGTGTACCTGTGTGTTTTCTTGGTCTTTCTGACATAACTTCCTCAACCCTTAAATCAAATGGTACATGAGTTCCTTCTATATGGTCTATATTTTTATCATCCATTTCTATTAAATTATTAACACCATGGTTATATTCTACAACATTATCATAAAATTGAGTAACTAATGTTATCGATGGTACTATTATTAGAAATTTAGCTTTAGGAGTATGTTTAAGTGTATAAAACATAACAATTGATATGATTAATGATTTACCACCTGATGTAGCAACCTCAGCCATACAATATCTATTCTTTAATATTTTGTAAGCTGATTCAACTTGGTGGTCATAAGGTATAAATGGTATCCAAGTACCATCTTTTTTCTTAACTTTATGTTCTTTAAAAAATTCTTTACAAAAATCATGAACTTTTTCTAAGGTAACATCTCTATTTAATGGGAAATCTTCTTTATTTTCTAATATAAAAGGTGCTCCGATTTCTTTACAACCTTTCAAAGCTTCTTTCCAAAGACCGATGTTTATTCTACCGTCCTTAAAATATGATTGTTGTCCATTCCAAACACCCATCTTGAATGCTGGCATATATCGATAACCTTTAACGTGTCTAGATAACCACAAATCCATTTGGTGGTATTCGATTCTCGTAGCTTCACTTACGACAATTTCTTCTGTTTCTTTATCATATCTAAACTTCATCTCATGTTTATATATAAAAAAGTAATCTTTGTTTATTTTGGGTTTTTTCGAGGTTTTTTACAGAGGGAGGGAAAAAATATGAATATATAATAAAAAATAATTTAAAATCATGAAAAGTATAATATCTTTTTTTAAGAGATTGTTTGGTAAAAAAACTACACAAGTTGTTGTTAAGGCTGAAGTTAAAATAGAAGCTGTTAAAGAAGTTACTAAACCAATCGTAAAAGCTAAACCAATCGTAAAGGCTAAATCAAAAGCTAAATCAACCGTAAAAGCTAAATCAACAAAGGATAAGTCTAAAGTTGAAAAGCCTGTAACAGCTAAGGATATCAAAGCTAAGGTTAAAAAACCAGTGAGTAAAAAGTCAACGGTTAAAAAGTCAGATACTAAGAAATCGACTAATAAAAAGTCAACTCCTAAAGTTAAAAAGGAATCGACTAATAAAAAGTCAACGGTTAAAAAGGAATCTACTAAGAAGAGAGCTCCTAGAAAGTCAACTGCTAAAAAGGATTAAATTAATTGATTTTTAACAAAAAAACCCACTCAAATATGAGTGGGTTTTTTTATTCTTAATATTTTATTTCCTTTTTGTTAAAATTTCATCTATCATACCATATTTCTTAGAATCAGCGGCCGACATCCAATAGTCTCTATCACCATCTTTATAAACTCTATCATATGTTTGACCAGTTCTATCTGATATTATCTCATATAATTCTTTTTTAAGTGAGTTAATTTGTTTTGCTTCAATTTCTATATCAGATGCTTGTTGTGCCCACCCACCACCAAGTGGTTGGTGTATCATAGTTCTACTTCTTTTTAGTGATTTTCTTTTACCTTTTGTCCCAGAACATAATATAATAGCTCCCATGGAAGCAGCTAACCCGGTATTAACCGTAATTATATCAGGTTTAACAAACTCCATAACATCCAATAATCCTAATCCAGAATAAACTGAACCTCCTGCTGTATCTATGTATATAGATATATCCTCATCACTTTGAGATTCTAAGTATAGAAGTTGAGCTTTTATTATGTTACATACATAATCATCTATTTGTGTTGAAAGAAATATTATTCTATCATCTAATAATTTAGAGAATACATCTACCGGTATTTCATTATTACTTAATATGTTTGGTGTGTTATTCTTTTTCTGTATCTGCTTGAAGTAGTCATCACTATAATTAGATCCTATGTTATTACTACGTAGATATTTTTGTAAATCTTTGTCGTTATTCATTATCAAAGTTATTTTTTTGTTTTATGTTATAATGTTGTGAATGTTTAGTAAAATTGTATGTAAAGTGGCTTTATATTTTTAATATATAATAAAAAATAATAATGTAATATGAAAACTAAAGTTGAGATTGCTGGATACGAAATTGAGATCGAAGAAAAAGACGGTCTTATTATGGTGAAAGCTGAAAAAGATGATGAGGTTGTAGAAGAATTTACGATTGAAACAGAAGAAAGTGAAGAAGGACAAGAAGAAGTTCAAGGACAAGAAGAAGTTCAAGGATTTGGAGACTTCGAAGGAGGAGCTCAAGAAGAAGGTGACTTTGAAGAAGGTGACTTTGAAGGTGGTGAACTTGAAGAAAAAGATGACGAGGTTCAATTAGAGTCTTTTCAATCATTTGTTAATAAGAACGCTAAAAAATAAAAATAAAAATGATTAAGAAGTTTAATCAATTTCTAGAAAATAAAAATTCTAGTTACCTTCTTTACTATGCGTTTGATTGGGATGATAATATATTAAATATGCCAACCGTAATACACCTAGATAAAAAAGATGGTGACTCTTGGGTACCTATTAATGTTTCAACATCTGATTTCGCTGATGTCAGAAATGATGAGAATTATAGAATGTTGAATAATGATCCTGATGAGGCTTTCTCTGAGTTTAGAGATGGCGGTCCTCGAGGGGTTGAAGCCTTTTTGATTGATACTAAAGCAGCTATTGCTAGTAACAGTTATGGTCCGGCTTGGGATGATTTTATTGAATGTTTGACAAATGGGTCAATATTTGCTATAATCACTGCTAGAGGTCACGAACCAGAGGCTATCAGATTAGGTATTGATTGGATACTTGATAATGTTCTAACCGAAGACGAAGTATATGATATGTATAATAACTTATTAAAGTTTGAGTATATGTTTGATAGAGTTGAAGGTGAGAAAATATTAAAAGGCGATCCATCTAAGAATGAATTGGTTAAGAAGTATTTAGATCAATGTGATTTAGTTGGTGTTTCGGCTCCTTCTAGAGGTGGTTCTCCAGAGAACCCAGAAAAGGAAAAGGAAAATGCTCTTATGGATTATAAGGCCAAGGTTAATGACTTTGCTCAAAACCTAGGTATGGAAGCAAAAGTTGGATTTTCTGATGATGATTTAGGTAATGTTAAACATATTGAAGATTTAGTTGATAATTTACATCACGAAAAATTCCCTAATATTGTTGAGTTTGTAGTTAAAAATACAAAAAACCCAGAAGATGTTACCAAAAAAGTTAGAACAATGAATCTAATAGAGGGTAATGATACCCCAGGTATGGAATCATCTGTTTTAGCATTCACTCAATTTAATAATATGACAAATAAACTGTATCCAACGGATGATAAAACAAGACAAGATGACTTTGCTAACCAATTCAGAAGACAATCTGAATATCTAGCTAAAACTTCTAAAGACATCTTAGGGAAAAAGAAAGTAAAGAAGAAATTTCCTAAAAAGAAATAAAAAATTAAAAGTCCTCTTAATGAGGATTTTTTTTATGCTTTATAATTTCATCTATTTTAATATCTCTTAATATAGCTTTTTGATTTTCATTAAACCAACGTTTATAATCGTGATTATAAGCCATATGAACACCATCAATAATTGGACCAGCCTGTCCAAACATAAACTCAGTAAAGCTTTTACGCCAATCATCAGGTATATCATCGAATGATACGGGCTCTGTATTTAAATACATCTCCATTAATTTAATCATGTAACAAATATAATAAACTTAACTCTATTTTCCTAATATATCATGTAATGGATAAGGGATATATAAAAAATATGATACAGAAGATTCTTGATAAAGAGTTTTCTCATAAACAGAAGCGTCGTCTTAATGATTATCACGACAGACTTAACATGGCTTGTCCTTATTGTGGTGATAGTCACCGTCACAAACATTCTAAGAGAGGCAATCTCTATTTCAATAGATTATTCTATATTTGCTTCAACTGTGATAAGAAGACTACCTTAGACAAGATGTGTAGAGATTTCAATGAGCAAATTGATCCAGGTAAGAAATTAGAAATGATTGAGCACTTAGATAGTGTCATGACTTATAATGATTACGAAAATGAGTTTGTAGATGCTCAATTTGATAATCTAATTGATATGGAAGATCTTGAAGCAGCTTTCGCTTCTGATATAACTCCCATAAATGACTTCCAACCTATTAAGGTTAATGGTGGTATTTATAAGTACCTTATTGGTAGAGGAATAGGCCCCGAATTACATAAAAATATTTATCAAGCAAAGTATCACAAAAACGAAAACGAAAGTGAGTGGATAATAGCTATGTTAAATAGAAGAGGTGATAAGATAATTGGAATGCAAGTCAGAAACCTTAAAGGTGGTAGACGAAGAATGTTCAAGATATACAATTATGAGAATCTATTAGAGTGGGTTAATCATGGTAAAGAAGAGCCTCTTAATATAGATATGGGTGAGATGGTTATTTATAATAAATTATCATACTATTTTAATATATTGAATGTTAACTTCGAAAAAAGAATAACCGTATTTGAGGGTTATTTAGATTCTTTATTCTATCCAAATTCAATAGGTTTGGTTGGTGTAAATACTGATTATAGATTTTTGGAGAATAATGGATTTGATATACAATATTTCTTTGATAATGATGAAGCTGGTTTTAATAAGTCAGAAGAAAAAATGAATGATGGGTTTTCTGTCTTCTTGTGGAGAAAATTATTAAACGATATAGTTGATAAAAAGAATTCGACAGATCCATATAAGCTATTCCATAGAATAGTTAAGGTCAAAGATATAAATAAATTGGCTGAGTTAGTACCAAATCCCTATAAGGCTCTTAAATTACCTGATTATTTTAGCACAGATGTTCTTGATGTTAAATGGATACCTAAAATGAATAAAGGTAAGTGGGTAGAAAGAGAAACTGATTATAACAAGAAATTTGATAATTTTAATAGATTATGAATTGGCATGGTGTGTGTTAATACAGGTAGTTGAGTTATTTATATAGGATAAATTGGTTAAAGAAGGATATGATAAAAAACAAACAGAACATTCTATAATGAACGAAAGGGGTTATTATCGGATATTTGATTGTGGGTCTAAAAAGTGGATTAGGAAATTTAAATATCTTTAGATAATTATATTACCTTTATTTATATACTTTTTATTTTTAGTAAAAAGAAATGACTTAAATTCTTTATTTCCTCTTTCTGCATTACAATCTTTACAACAAACAACTAGATTTACTTGACAATTATTACCACCTTCTGATATGGGTACTATATGATCCGCCGTAGCGTTTTCATAACTTAACTTATCTTCACAATATAAACAAAGGCTACCTTTGTTTTTATTTATGAAATCTTTAGCGAATCCGCTAGTTCTTCTTTTAACATTTTTACCGCTATATTTTAGTCCGACCACAACAAAGTCTTTCATATATTTGAATTTTTTCCTATATATCTCACAAGATTTATAGTTCTTATTTACATTGACTACCAACTTTATTAAAAATTTCCATCTGTTGTATGTTTTCTTTTCTACTGAGAGAAAATGTGGGTGTTCCGATTTTACTAGGAATTTTATTACTTTTATTACTTTCATATTTTATCAATTTATATATTGAATTTTGTCATTTTCCTCATTTAATATATACCTAAAATAAAATAACCACTATGAATAAATTTAAATTACCAAAAACTTTCTTTGGATGGTCTAACATTAAATGGGCTATTAAAGAGCTTACAAATGTTTATTCAACAAACAAATCTTTCTTTTCTAAGAAAAGATTAGAATCTGGTATGGCTTTTTTAGTTGGTCAATTCGGGATGGTGTATTTCATGATACAAAACCATTCTACAATGACGGCATCTGACTTAGCTATCTGGGCTGGGATAGAGTTTGCTATATCTGGGTATATGGTTACTCAAATACAGAAAGAAAAGAAAAAGGATGATCCAAACGGAAGTCACGAAGAACAAGTTTAAAACAAAAAAGACCATCAATTTGATGGTCTTTTTTTATATCTATTATTTTAATTACTTAAATTTTCTAGTATTCTTATAACTTTTAGATTCACCTACTTTCATAGCATATCTTTCATCCTCATCCATTTCATCAAATTCTTTATCAGCTAATTTGTTTGATTCACCTTCTATAAAAGAAACAACTTCATCCGCCGTTTTGAATTTTTTATTACCAACGTGAAACATCTCTGTTTCTGATGGGAAAATTATCTTTTGTCCATTATATTCTACTTTACCATTAGTAACCTCTGATCCTAATTTATCAGCAACTTCTTGTAGTTTATTTGTATAAACATCACCACCTTCTTCTTCCATTTCTTCTTCCATTTCTTCAGATTCTAAATCTTCAATGGGAGCTTCTTTAACGTCAGATTCTAAATCTTTGAATTCATCTTCTAAGTCACGATTAGCTAATTCATGTTCTTGTTGGTTTGTATCAAACTCTTCTTCTGATTCAAACTCTTCGTTTACTCTTTCGTTAACAAATTGATTATATTTTTTAATCATCACTATTACTTATTTTTTGTTGTGTTTATATATATTAAAATTAATTATCAGAATTTTTCAATTCACCTATAACATAATCAACAAAACTATCTAGCTCATATTCTAATCCATTACAAAATTCGAATATGTCATAATTGTCTTGATTCTTTCTCTTTTTTATTGAGAAAAAGTCAGGTGATGTTGTTCCATTACTAAATAAAACTATTTTTCCCTCTAACCTACCTTCTATTTTCTTCTTACTATTAGGAAATTCTAAATCAGGAACATACATTGTCCCAATGTAGTGTATTTCATCACCATAATCTTCTATTTCTTCTAATTCAAATTTGAAATATCCATAATCATCTTCGAAAACTCTTTCACTTTCTTCTTTCACTATCTCCTTATGAACTTCTTCTTCACCACCAGAAGCGTGAGCGTCCAAAAAATCTTTCTCCAGTTTAGTTATAGAAGGCATGCCATATTTCGATATTTTATCTAAAATATCATCTACCCTTTCTTTGGTAGTATAACCTTCATATCTCATTAAGTGTTTCATATTGTTATTAAACATTAAGGTATATATTTCATATTGAATTCCCTTTTTTATCAGTAAAACTTATGTGTTGGTGTTTTACCTAACCCACTATCAACAAGGTTTCTGTTGTGGTTACCAACTAACCAAGGTTTTCCTATCTTTTTATGTATATTTTCCTTTATTGCTTTATATACTATTTCTAAATCCCCGTCTGTCTGATATATACAAATATAATTGTTGTTTACAATATCGATATCAAAATCAATAACTTCTTTATCTGATAGTATATTATCTATCTTAGACCCTCTATCGTACTTTTTAACCTCACTTACCCAATTCTCAACGAAGTAGAATATAAATCCACCAGATCCGTCCTTAGGATGCTCTTGAGCCATTTTTAGGTCTATACCATCATAGTATTTAACATTAATATCGTCTATTTTTTCCTCAGAAATTAATATCATCAAATATATCGTCTATTTTTTTATCCCTTGTTTCGGATTTATGTAATCCTATTATACTTTTATGGAAAAGTTCATCGGTTTCAAATTTTAGTTTGAAACCATCAAATGATGATCGTGACATTCTCAATAAAGAATACTCACCTCTTGATATTTTAGACTCTAAAATCCTATTATCCAAGTAAGTTAGATATTCTGGGTATAATTCCTCGTTTTTCATAAATTATATATCCATATTTAATATATACCCATATGCTAAATTATAAAGAGTATTTAAAGGAGTCCCAAGATAATCAAGTCGTTGTGTTGGATGACGGACAAGGTGGTAATATGTTTAAGACTGTTAAAAATGGTAGTAAGAACTCAATTGCTTATCTTAATGCTGTTATAAAAAGGTTTATCGAAAGTGTTTATGGATCATCTGGATTTGTTTATGGTAAACATACTGATATATTTATCGATAATAAGATAATTAATGGTGAGTATATATCAAAGATGGTTAATAATTACACCATTTTTAAAAATGTGATAAGAATTAATAATATTAAAGAGGAAGAATCTTTTTATAATTTTATGTTATCTAATCTGAATAATATTTATTCACCAAATGGTAAATTCTTTTTAGAACAATCATTACCTATTTTAATAAACACAACTAGAAGGGGAAATGTACTTGAAAAAATGGCTAAGGAATCCTTTTTGAAGTATTCTAAAGAAAAAGATATCGAGATTACTATACAAAACCCTTCTGTTGATGAAGATATAAACGGTGTTGATTTCAAATTCTTATCCAATGGTAGAAGTTTTACTGTTCAAGTAAAGCCATTTACTGATTATAAGTATATTGGTGATAAAATTTTCATAAAGACAGAAGGATCTTTATCATTGAATACAAACTACTTGATACTATGTGATGGTAAGAATTGTATTAAATTAAGAAATACACCCTCTAATCCAGTTAAAATAAAAGGTAATACTTTTATTTCAAGTAAATCTAATCTACTTATTTAAATCCACCGAATATATCCATTACCACACTCAATCTTCTTGTTATTTCTGGCATACCTAATGGTTCAATAATAGAATTAACTGGTGATAGTATTGATTTCTCAAATTGTATATCATAATCTATCTCAGGAGCAAATTCAATCGGGTAAGACCCTCTAGCATAAGCAAATGTGGAATTAACTGATTTATCTTTACAGATATAATATTTAATCTTTGTACCAGATTTCATAAATTCATACTTATCTTGTAATTTCTTATCATTGTTCAATAAGTAATTATGATAAGCGGCCGCTTTAACAGCAAAGTGAGCTCCACTTATAAATTGTAATGGTAATGTTTTATCATTTAAAACTTTCTCATCATATTTATTACAAGATGATTGCATTGCGATATCATCAATATCAGCCAATTCAAATTCCTTTCTAAGACCTTTTACCAATTTAAGTAAATCCTTTATATTGAATGTATCGGGATTCTCAAATAAATACTCTACTATCCCAACAATCTTATCACGAGCAAAGGCTGGTGTGGATGACCTAACAAGTTCAACTCCTTTAGGATAAATATATTTCAATCTATCATATGGAATACCATCCTCATATAAAATATGTTGTATGTATTTTTTCTTAGCAATATTTATAATTGATTCTGATATTCTTTCAAGTTCAAAATCTTCTTTGTTTTCAACACCATATGATTCTGCGTGTTTATCTAAACAATCTTTGAAGTAACCCTCATATTTTATTTGGTCAACTCCTAATATAAAATCAACCTCAGTAGACCAGTTCCAGATAATATCATTTGTTAAAACTCCATCATCTATCATCTTATTTAACTTCCTATCTTTCACGAAGTTACCATCTATTAAAACTAACCCATAATCTTCTTTCAGAAGTTCTGTAAATTCCGTGATATCTTTTGACATACCCAAATAATTTGGATTATCTGTTTCTATCAAATCTCTTGATAGTATAATAAATTTCTTATCAATTGAAGATAGATATTCATCGTTAAATACTTGATCTCTCCAAGTACAATGGTCCATACAAGGTTTGAATGAAACAAAAATTGAATCGGTATCACCATAGATACTAACATCCTCTTTCGTATCAATTGGTGTGATATCTTTTATATTTAATTGTTTGTGTAGCTCAGTATCAAGATGCCATTGATTATACCAATAATCTTGGTTATCATCATCCATCTTTCTAGTCAATTCTCTACCCTCTGCTGTTATAGTACCTGCAACGTGGTTGTTATAAAGTATGAAGTATGGTGTTGCGAAGGCTCCATAAGAACCATTCAATACAAGTTTTAGTCATTTACCCCCACTTAAAATAAAGCGGGGGTGATTAAAGAGCGAGTTGAAGGGCATTGTAGTAATCTACTTCCTTTTTCAACTCACTCGCTTTAATTTTTAATGACTCGATTTTTTTTATTTTTTCGATTTTTGTCATATTTAATAAATTTGTTATAAATGAGACTTATACATTTTGATATATAAATTAACCTCTTAAAGTATATGATAAAGGAAGAAAAAGTTTCAATAAAAATCGGACCACGTAACATAAAATACCTATCACTATTTGATTAATCAGATATATTATATTTTAAATTTAATATATAATAAAAATGATATTATCACATGAGACTAAAGAAGTTTAATAAATTCAAAATTAATGAATCAGAAGAGTTGATGGAAGCGCCTGTTGAGACTGGTAGCAAAGCATCTACATTAACTGGAGAAGTTACTCTTTATAGACTCACTTCTCATCCGGTTGTTGATCTTTCTTCACCTGGTGAGTATTATGTATGTGATAAAGGTGATATCGACCCTTCTATATTAGATAAGAAAGAAAGTTCTGAGTTATATTTAATTACGGTTACTTGTGATTCTTCTAATATTGACTTAGATAAATCTGAAATGGAGATTGCTAACTTAGGAAACGATTCTATCGTAGCAGTTAAAGATGATAATGTTTGTAAGGTTATTAGTGTTACTCCTTATGGAAACAATCCAGTAGATTAATATGAATCGAATTTAGTTGGATTCATTAATAGATAATTGGTCCATCAAACCCCAAACGAACATTTTGACCATCAAACACAATTGTTTCCGTTATCTCAGAAGGCTTAAATGTATTTTTGTGATAAACTTTCATTGGTCTTCTAAAGTCTTCTTCTGGTGGAGTATAGACATAATTAAAACACTCACATCCACCACCCGTTCTTTTCCAAGACTTGGTTAAAAAAAAGTTATCACCTATTAATTCCTTTATGTGAAAATAAATATAATTCTCTTTTGAGTATTCATTGATAGGCATTAAAGATACTAAACCAATATCATTTATCTCAACAGAGTTTGCCCATTCTAAATATTTAAATACTTCTTCTGGTGTATCTATATAATTCTTTATTAAGTTACATCTGAATTGTACTTGGTGTGGATGTGTTTGTAAATGGCTTATAGCCTTTATCTCTTCTGATGTAGGAGTTTTGCATTTGAATATCTCATCATTAATCTTATCATCATAGTGGTGACGACTAAGTTGTATATAATCATATCTTTTAGCAATAGGGTCGTTAAATAACTTCTCCCATCTAAATCCGTCTGTATTCAGTGATAATTCACAATCAGGTGCATATTCCACACCAACATTGGACATTTCCAGAAAATTATCCCAATATAAAGTTGGTTCTCCACCAGAAATGGCTATTTTTCTAATCTTAATTCTATCTGATATATGTTGTAAGACTTCTTTATATTTTTTACCGTTCCATTTGGATGCGTCTGAGTGATATGTACAGAATGAGCACTTAGCGTTACAGAATTTAGTTCTAACATAAAGATTTATATAAGGTTCTTCAATGGCGTTTCCCTCCTCCTCTCCAAATAAGGCACAATTATGAGTTATTATCTTAATTTCTTTCCCGAATAATTCGATTGATTCTAACATTATTTATTTATTAACAAGATGATCTTGAATATGATGAATCATCGTTTCGAAATCTAGAAATTGATGATTTTGGTGTTGGTGTTACTTTTTTATTAATTCGTGGCTCGATATCATTTTCGATACAAAACTTTATATAAACAGCTCTTTTCAAATCGCCTGTGTTTATTAAATCTTCACAAGCATCATTAAATTTTGATTCAAGGTTAGTACCTTCATATCTACCTTTGTAGAATTGTAAAAGTTTTGCTAAAAGTTCTAATTGTTGGTCCATTGTGAATTCTTAATTTTAGTTATATATTAAATTGTGAATTTACAATTTCAATAGATTTGTTTAATCTATCTCTCCAATTACCACCCACTTCTATATAATTACAATTGTACTTTTCCAATTCTGATTTAATAATATTATAATGTTCCATCCTTTCTTCTAAAAACTGTCGTGTTCCGTCTTGAACACCATCACAATCAGGTTTCAATAGTAAGTATAAATCATAATTACTATTTTTATATACTTTATCTAGTAATATGTTTTCAATACTTTTATAACCATTTGGAAAATACATTTTTGAGAAGAGGTATGTTGTTATATCCTCTGTATCACAGAATAATAATTTATTGGATGTCTTTATTTTTTGATTTTCCAATTCCTGTCGACCAACAGATATTGGGATAAAGTCTTCTATTCCTATTTTATTACCATTTCTTTCAAATACAGTTCTGCCATATTCCTCAACAAAATTTGTGTTATAGTGTTTAGCTAAATTTTCACTCATTGTTGATTTACCAACAGATTCCGGCCCCATAATAACAATTCTCTTAACGAAGTAGGGTTTTATTTCATCCGGTATAAATTCCCAACTATCAAAGGGGTTAGTTCTTACTTTAGTTCCTGATATAGGAAATTTCTTTCTTTCTTTATCAACTAGATAGTGTTTTATACCCAAATATTTAGCAAAATCATCACCGTAATTCTCAGAAGTGAATACACAATCTAATTTACCAACAAATTTATAAACAAATGGAACCCAATAAGAATAAAATTCATCAAGTGATTTACATTCGTGTTCATATTGTGGCATCTCACTATCATCAACAGAGTGTATTATGACATTTGGGTTACTTTCATATATTTCTCGTAAAGATTTTACTCTTAATTTACCAGGGATTGTTTGTGTAGGATTATGACAAGCTAAAACATGAACAACTTCCGAATTTTCCAAAGCGGTGTCTATTAAATAAAGGTGCCCGGTGTGTAATCCGTAGAATTTACCCAATACTAAACTACTTTTGTACTTTTTATCCATTTCCATAATCCAATTGATGCTAATATTAAGAATAAACCATATACATATGATGATACGTCTAATCCATTTGATGAGAATAATACTATTAATAGAATGTCATTTATAATCCAAAGAATCCAAGCTTCTATTTTCTTCTTCACTAATAGGAATGTAGCCATAACACCCAATGTCATTACAGCAGAGTCTAGAAATGGCATATTACCACCATATTCACTTGTTATACAAAACGTGGTCATGTATAGAATAATGGTACTGGTTGTTAGATATACTAATTGCTTTTTATTTAACCAACTAATATCCAATTCTTCTTTTGGTTTGCTCCAGTTTATCCAACCTAATATAGATTGAAATAAAAATACTCCTTGTAAAAACAATTCACCTAATAGGTTATGGTTATAAAAGATAATAGAGTAAAAGATAACTCCTACGATACCAAATGGCCAACATAATATGTTATCTTTTACTGTTAGAATAACAGCTAGTAACGTGAATAAAACCGCTATTATTTCAATAATATTCATTAAATCTTAATTTTAAGTGTAGCGAAGAAGTTAAATGGTGGATTAACAAAGAAGTGTCTATCTAAACCAACAACATATCCATTAGTGTAATAACTTTCATTAGTTAGATTGTTTAATCTAATACTAAAACTGTGTTGTTTGTAAAATCTATAATCAACTTGAGCATTTAACACAACAAATTGTGGTGTTGTTAATGTGTTCTCCATATCGATATAAGACTTTGAGTGGTACTTCACATCAAATCCAACTCTTACTCTATCTTTTGAATCTTTAACGATTATACCTTGGTTAATTATCAAATTGGGTGTGTATAGTGGATCGAACTCTTTACCACCATCTTTAATTCTATTATAAGAGTATGAAGATGTGTTTGTTAATAACAAATTAACTTTCTTTTTACTAAATAAACTTAAAGTCATATCTAATTCAATACCACTTCTAAAAGAGTTTTCAACATTAGTCATTAACGGTAAACCATTTGAACCAATTGCTCCTAATAATGTTATTTCATTTTTGAAATCCATATAGTATAGATTACCTTGTAACTTAAAGTTATCTAATGTTATATTAGTACCTAATTCATAATCAACAACCGATTCTGGTTTAACATCTATGTAACTAATAGGATCATCTTCTCCCATAAAAATATCATTTCTTGTTGGTTCTCTTTGTGATTGACCAACAGAAGCATAGAAGTTATAGTGTTTACATTTCGTGAACATTATACCACCTTTTGGGTTGAAGAATGTCCATTCAAATGGTGCCATATCCATAGTACCTTGATACTTGAAATCAACGTATCTAACTTGAGCATCTCCGAAAAGAGTAAACTTATTTATATCATATCCGAATTTAACAAATGATGATACTTCGTTTTTAAGTCCTTTATTAGAATATAGTTCATCTGTGTTTGGTAATACAGTCATAGCATGTCGTCTATCATACATATTACCACTAACACCAATATTCAATCTATATTTATTACCAGTTAAGTTATAGTTAGAGGTTAATCCATAGAAGTTAGAACCTAAATTGAAGTTAAGAACATCATCCCCTCCACCAAGTGGTAGTAAATCTAATCCCCAATCTCCATCTAATCTATTATAGAAAGCGGTAGTCGTTAAATTTGACTTGTTAAAAAAGTGTTTGTGTTTTAAGATAACCATACTTTGTGTAAAGTCGTCATTTTCTCTAGTAGTATTATAGTTAGTTCTTGGGTCTGCTTTTATATCATCTTCTGAAACTGCGAACCAAGCCATTTCATTAGTTGTGTGTCCATTGAATGCTGTTATTTTAACAAAATCCTTTTCTCCATAATAACCACCACTTAAAAAGAATGATTGTCCTTCACCACCTGAGTTATATTTGTATCCATCACTTGCGTAATTTGAATATCTAGTATAAAAGGCTGTTTTATTTTTTAGTAATCCTGTTGAGTTTTCAATACTAACTCTATAAGTATTAAATGATCCATATCCAATTTGTCCTTCTGTTCCTTTCTTTAATCCCGTTGGTGATTCAAAATTAATAGAACCAGCATATGAGGAAACACCGTTTGTTGATGTACCAACACCACGTTGTATCTGCATTGACCTAATTGAGTTTGTAAAATCTGGGTAATTTGAGAAATATACACCTTGGTCCTCTGGTTCATTAAGAGGAACCCCATCGAGTGTCATATTAATTCTAGTTTGGTCAATACCTCTCAATCTAAAGTAAGTATATCCCATATTGTGACCGCCATCTGTTGATGATGTTACACTTGGTGTTGTGTTTAATAACAACGGTAATTCTTGTGTATGATACATAACATCTATATCATCTTTACTGATTGTTTTCTGAGTGACTGGTGTTTTAGATCCAGCTCTAATTCCTTGTATAGTAACTTCTTCAATTTGCACCATTGATGTGTCAACCTTTAGAGTATCCTGAGAATACACGGTTGATGTTACTAGTAAAAATAAAAATAGTAATTTCTTCATGTTTTGTTATTTATTTATATTAATTGATTTATTATTGATTCTCTGTTTTCTGATTTAAGATATTCGAAAAAGTCATTTAGTAAAATATTTTCTGTTCCGTTATATTCATATTCACTACCACTTCCTATATTCCCATAATTTATATTTGATTTTTTAAACTCATTAAATTTGTCTTCTAATTTCTTACTCATTTCAGTGGATGTATGGATATCAATTGTATTGTCTCTTTCATCTAAGTAAAAAGTGAACAATTTGTTATCTAATCCAGTTCTTTTGTGGTGTACCGAGACGAATCTTTTACCAAGTACCTCAATATGGTCTGAGTTATCACATTTAAGTTCAATTCCGTAAAATGGTAAGTATAAATTTATCATATTAGATAAGATAATAAAATTATTTGATTAAATATCATCCTCTTCAAAATCTTGTTCGAAGCTAAGCATCAAATTAGATTCTTCATCTTTAACTAACATAAAGGTTTCGAATATACTGAATGTAATTTTCTCTCTCTCAGCGTTTATGCAATTTAAAAACCTTTTATTAAAAATAAGGTTAGAACTTCTATCATCTTCTAAGTTATCGACTTCTAAATCCCAAGCTGATTTTTCAGAGAAGTTAACAATACCTTTATCGATACCAATATTTATAATTCTCTCTGAGTTAATACTTGAAAGTTTTTTAATATCAGTAAAATCATCTTTCGTAAGAGCGAATGACCATTTACTATTTTTTAGATTTAAGTTCTTAGCTAACATTTCTTTATTGATTTCTCTAGTTTCATTATTGTGTTCTCCACCAACCCAATTAATCTTAAATCGACCACAAGATACTTGGAAATATCTTACTTGGTAAATGTCTCTATCATCGGATGATGGTTTATAATTAAATTCTATTGTTACTTTATCCGGATCCTTGATCATACCAAGGTTCTTAACAAATTTCTTGATATTGGGTATGACTAAATCTAATTGATAATCTAGGTCATCTTTTTTTATTAGAAATTCATCTGTTGGTATTAAATAGTTTTTGAAGGCGAGTAATATATTCTTACCTAAGATAGAATACATTAATACATCATCATTATCTATTTTCAACCTAACACTATCATCAATAGTTGATAAATCACTTAATTTAGAAACAAATGTATTAAATGTGTCTCCGTTTATTTTAAATTTTACTTTATTCGCCATTTCGTAGAAATATTATTACTAAGTATATCATGTAAATCTTTTTTTGTTTAGTTATTTTAATATATATGTTATGGTAAAAAAATGGAATCAATTTATTAGAGAATTCATAGAGAACTCGGATAATGTTATCGATATTAAAATGCAAGAGATAAGAACACTTATAAATGGTGTTTCTGATGGCCAGAACATAGTATATGAATGGGAGAATAAAAATGATCATCAATTAATAGTTAATTTCACTAAAGATGATTTATCTATTAGATATGAATTTGACATCGATAATTTGATAGTTAAAAAAATTGTTGGTGATACTGTTGATTTCACCAATCAGGCAAAATCCATAAGTGGTGGGTTAATTAATATTGAAAAGGATATACATATGGTTTTAAGTATTTAGAATAGGTTTAACGTGTTCGTTAATTATTCTTTCGACTTCCTTTAACTTCTTTCTCGTAGTTTTAACATCTAATTGAATTCTCCAATTTCTAACAAGTATATCATCATCATCTGGAATTTCTTCTATTATTATATCGAAGTCTTCAACCTCTTCCTTTACTATTTCAAAGAAATTATCATCACTTGAAGTCTTAAATTCTTTCATTGTCTTTTCATCAATCTGTTGGTAAGCACCATAAGGATCTAGAACCTCATATGTACCATTTTCGTTTGGTTCAAATATGTGACCTTTTTCATAAATGACCTTTTCTTTTGAAAGGCCCATAAAATTAGTCTTTATACACCAATCTTCTTTTGATATAAATCTAGGATACTTCATTTTTAATTTTTTTTTATAATATATTAACTACGACCTAAATAGTTCATTAATTCAATCATATTCTTTATTGAATATGAAAAGCTTTCAAGATTTCTTACGGTGTCTCTTAAAAATTCTATATATGATTCTATTAATTCCATACATCTATCATTCTCGGCTAGGTGACCGTCTATTAAAATACCCTTTTCTCCTAAATTGGTTTTCATACCAAACCCCGTTGCATAAAAAACAAATTTATCTTGTCTAAGTTTCTTTATCTTAGTCGTTTCTCTACTACGTTTATTTAAAAAGAAGTTAATTTGTTCGTTAATTTGTTGTCTGTGTGTGAGAGCGTTAGCTTGAGCATCAAGTAATGGTTTAGCATTTGAGGGAATACTTAAATCCAAAGAAAGTACTTGAAATAATGGTTCCACATTTTTATTCCAATCTGTTCTTTTGTCATTAAAGAAGTCTTCTAATTTATCATTAGTCTCCTTTGCTTTTTTGATTCTCTCTAATTCTTCTTGGTTATATGGGTTCATACTTAAATATTTTTTTCATTTGTTAATCATACCTTTTATGTCTTTATCTATGTTTTGATTTAAATATTTTTCAAAATTTATTTATTTCTTTCATCCATAATCTTTGAGATTTTGAAATCTCTTATGATTTTAATTGTTGAATTATCGATACCCTCATATATATCATTTGATGAGTGACCATTATTATTGATAATATTTAATACTGATATTAATGATTCTCCCATCTCATCTAGATGTTGATTGATAATATTCTTCTTATTAATATTATTATTTTTTATATAATCGGAAATTATAATTATATGTGATGCTAGGTAATCAAGGTATTCATTAATTTCTAACTCTGTTGGTTCTTGCATATGTATCGAATTTTATCTAAAAATGGGTATTTTGTTTATTATATATACTAAAAATAAAAGTATCTTATGAGTATAACAATAGAAAACCTTAAAAGGGTTATGAAAAACAAAGGATATAAATGGTATACAGATAGACCTAATATGATAGGAGTTAGAACCACATTAGATATACCAGATTCGTTTAATGATTTCTTCTGTATGGTTTATTCTATCCCAGAAATGCCTTCTACTTTATCATTAAAACAAAAACAAGCTTTTTTAAATAATTGGGGATTTATAGGAGCCAATGGTAGAAAATTATCGGAGGATGGTGTTAGTGGTAAAAATACTGATTATGCTATTTCTCAATATGAATCTAAGAAGGGAAAAGAAGATTTAAAAATATTTCCGAATACAACTAACCCTGGGGTTTATTGGTTAAACCACCCTATGAATAAAATGGGAGCAGCTGTTCTTAAACCTGGTCAATGGGAAGATTGTTGGTCTCGTGGACAACACATAAAGCCTAGTCATAGAGCATTAAGACAAACTGGTAAGATAACAGTTTATAGAGATAATGATAAAGATAATAATTATGACTTGAATGAGTCTAATACACAAAATGGTTTATTTGGTATAAATATTCATGGTTCTGGTAGAAAATACCCTTCTAAACAAATTGGTAAATGGTCTGCTGGTTGTCAAGTTTTCTCTAATTGGGAACATAAAGAGTTTGTGATGGATGTTTGTGATAATTTCAAAGCACACACTGGTAATAAATTTACTTATACTTTAATAGATGAGGTTGATTTATCTTAAAATAACTTTAAAATAAAAAACCCACTCAAATCTGAGTGGGTTTTTTATTTTTATAGTGGTTTATCATCTATATCATCTGAATCTTGACTAGATAAAAAGTTAAATACGTGTTCTATATTTTCATTAGCAACTGATATGTGATCAGAAGCCCAATCATGTTCTGTTAAAATTGAATCTATTGTTGATTCATCCATTTCTAACATTCCATCAACTAACCTTTTAATGGTATTAAGGTTATTGAAAAACATATAGTTTTTTGTACCATCATTCTCGTTAAATTTTTCAAATTTTTCTATCATAGTGTTTTTATTTTTTATTAATTTTATCATATAACTTTTTGAAATGATCTCTTATCATTCTTTTAGTAACTTCTTCTAAAGATAAAATGTTATTAACTTCGTTAAGAAAATCTTCTAATCCTAAATCATCCATGAATTCTTTGGTGAATTCTTTGTTTAATTCTCTTAGTATTGTTCTTGAATCTATTTTCTTATCCATGTTCAAAAGTATAGAAGTTCTATATTCTTTTAATCTAAATAATAAATTATCATTTATCTGTGATAATGTATTTTCATCCAAATCAGACATTTTTAATTCTTCGTTAAATTTTTTGAAATTATAAATCATATTATTATACTTTTTCGTCAAATAGATAAAGGTCATATAGTGAATTACCTTTAACTCTTTTAATATTTTTTAATACATCTCCTGTTATAGAGTCTAATACTTTATAAACTCCTAATTGTGTACCTTTGTCTGTTAAAACTTTAACTGTATTTCCTGGTTGACCAAGTGCTCCTAAAATAGCAATATATTTATTACCATAAATACTTTTAAGAAAAGACATTCTTAACCCAACCATATCCTTAATATTATTGATATAAGCATTTTCCATTGGGTTTGTTAAATCTACTTGACTGTCAGCATCTTTAACTTTAATTATAGCGAATTTTCTATTTTCATCTCCAATAGTAACCTCTTCTCTACTTTGAATCTTATCTTGTTTAACAAGGTTTTGTTGGTTTCTTCTTATTTCATTGAAATCAGCACGTGCTATCATACCACCTCTCATTCCTTTATCATTCATATTGTATCCGTTTGGTGGAAGTCTATAAAATGAACCAGTAAATGTCATTGACAATACTCTATCAGTTCTAAAAAGTCTCCATATCTTATTAATGTGTCTTTTTTGTGATACTGACCAACCATTTAAGTGCCATCCTCTAAGCAAAGTCTTACCTTTTGATGACCTACCTAATACCATTGGATATATAACTCTTTCATGGCCAGCAAAATGAGAATCCTTTTCTCCTTTGTAGTTAAGTAAGAATATCATACCATATTTAATAGCTTTAATCATTAATTCATCCGAATATTTAACTGGTTCGTTAATAGGAATATTTGCTATATCTCTAACATTCTTTAATGAAAATCTAGGAACAAACTCTTGATTTTCAATCAAGTCATATTTTTCTTTAATAATAAACTCAACTGGTTTTGTGTTGTAATATGCTCTTACTTGTCTTAAATTCATGTCTTATATATTAAAATTAACCTTTAGCTAAAAAGGATGAGTTGATGAAATAAATATCTTCCCACTCAGGATCACGACCACTTGTATTTTTTTTACGAAAAATATCTAGTCTAGTTTCTGGTGATGATGGTGACCAAAGAGTTGGTTGCATCTTTATTATTTCGGTCCTTTTATATAATCCAATACCGACTTTTTGTATATAAAAATTATAATCAGCCAATCTATCAATTATTCTTTTTAAAACATCAACTGTTATATTAACATCTGTTTCGGTAAACTTTTCATCAAATTTATTTATTTTTATAGTGATTTCATTCTCCCAGGATGAAAGGGCCGCATCAAACTCTTCATCATTATATTCATAGGTAATTGTATTTAGACCTAAATCTTCCAATTCGAGTAGTATATCAGAAACATCTGATTTTATATCATTACTTTCGTTAAATTTTCTTAGATATTTCATTTCTTAGCAACTATTTCTAACCATTTTGATTGATTATCATAAAGAATTCCTTCCTTTACCTCAGATGAAACTAGCTCAAATTCATTTGATACTAAATCTTCCCAAGTTTCTTTATTAAATATTGTTTTACCTGTTTGTATATCATTTACTAACTTAACAGTAAATACTAAATACTCTTTTGTGATTCTACTAATGTCTTTGAATATACTTTGTAATTCTGACTCACTGAAATAGTGAAGTCCTAATCTAGAATAAACTAAATCAAATGAATTATCAGGAAATGGGAATTTGTTTTTGGTGTCGTGTTTAACACAGTTAATCTTCTGATTAACGTGGTCTGCATATTGTTGATTGTTTTCTGTTCCGAATACTACATATCCTCTTTTTAAGAGTTCTAAAGCATCAGCCCCGTTACCACAAGAAATTTCTAAGATAGAACCACTTGAAATAAGTGATTGTATTTTCTCTACTAACTCAATATCAACATTGTCATCTAACTTTAGTAGAGTGTCTTTATTATTTAATTCTTCTTGATTCTCAAATATTTTTCTAGTGAGTAAGTGTTTCATTAGAGTATATATAAAACTACTCTAATCTTTTTTTAGTTAACTCAATAGCTTTCTGGTTTATATCACATCCAATGAAATTCCTCTTTAGGTCCCTACAAACAACAGCACATGTACCGCTTCCTAGGTAAAAATCAGCTACCAAATCACCTTCATCTGACGAAGCTCTTATTATTCTATCAATAAGTTCTTTCGGTTTCTGTGTATCATATCCAACTCGCTCCTTCTTATCGTTTTGTCCTAGAATATTCATTTTCCATACATCACCAATTACTTTACCGTCTTTGTGATAGTACTTTTCTTTAGCATACCCTCTTGGTGCACTTTTAGCATAAGGTTCTCTGATTGGGTTGAACTTATAATTGTTACTTTTAGTGAATCGGTATATTATATCATGTCTTTTTCCAAAATCTAATTTCTTTCTGGGAGCTGTATTGTAATTCCATATGATTTCGTTTCTCATATTATCATACCCGAATATGTCTTCCATTATACAACGTATCCAGTGATTGATTTTAGTATCCATTTGTAGGTATATAGTACCAGTGTCTTTTAATACGCGGTGCATTTCCTTTAATCTAGGTATATAGTGTTCTTCTATATCAGATTTTATGGGTTTTAAGTCTTGGTAGTCTTTGAATTTTCTCCCGGTCCCGTATAATATATCCACATATATCAAATCTATTGAGTTGTCATCTAATGTTTTTAGTAAATCAAGATTATCTTGGCATGATATGTTCATAAAGATTTATAGTTAAAATATAAATTTTGTTTTTTTATATATACTCTAATGAAATATTTAAATAAATTTAATGAGAATGTGGAATCAACATCAAATAAACTGGGTGAGTTGGATAGATTTCAATACTTCTGGGTACAACCTAAAGATGGTGGTAAACCAATCATTAGTGAAAGAGAAATTAATCATGAAAATGGTAAAGATTATATCTATTGGAATTTTATAGGTTCTGATGAGTTTATAAAGGAATCAGAATTCGTTAAATATTTTGATATAATAAAAGAAATAGAACAAGTATAAATATGTCAATTAATAATAGAGAAGACGCAAATAAGTATTACCAAATAATGAATGAACTTGTTGATGAATATATCGATAAGTGGAAAATTCGCCCTGCTAAATTGAAAAAATACTTATCTCCCGGTTCTAAGAGGTTTAATAGGTTCTTAGAAAGAAATAAATTAGATGAGGTAAAAGGTGCAGGTACTATACTAACTGATATAATTGATGATAGATTTAGCATGGAATCTGATGGTGTTCTTACATTTGAGAATCACAAGTTCTTAGAATCTGCTGAATTCAAAATTAATTCTTTAAAACAATGTCTTTATAAAGGTATCGAAAAAGCTGATATCAAAATGGAAAAAATAATAGCTGATTATCACGATACTAATTTAGGTGAAATAGATGTTGTTGATTCTGATAAACATTTATTTAAAATTTCTTCTTGGGGAAATGATGGTTCCAATATTGTCATTTATTCAAAAGAGGATATTGATTTAATAGTAAGTAATATGATAGACCATTTATTTGATGAATTGTCTAAAAATAAAGTTGAATTAACTGATTCAATTTCTATTGATCTTTCTGATTTAATTAAAAAAGAAAATTTTGAAGATAAAATGAATTCAATTTTTAATAAAGAATTTTCAACAAAGGTTATTACTGATTGTTTAGGTGAGGAATGTCAGTTTGATGGTGAATTAAATGGATTTTTACTATGGTCTATGTAAAACATGTAACATCATGATACCACTTTAACTATAATTTCGTATTTATATTTATCTTAATATACCATTAATAGATTTAAAATTTAATATATAAAAGAAAGAAATTAGTATTTTATGTCTGTCACTGGTACATATAGTCCTCCTGGTGGAGGTCCTCCTTATGGAGGTAGCGCTTCGGCTGAGAGTTGGTCTGATTTGGATGATTTACTTATTCGTTTGCCTGATAATACGGCTAACTTAATAGTAGCTAAGAATATTAGAGATTCTGTTTACACTTTATGGGATAGAATTGATACTGTTGAGGTAATAGCAGCTTCTGCGGGTTCGGCATCTTCTTTTTTCCAAAATACAGAATCTACACCAATTACAGTTGGTGGTATACCATCAGGAACTTCGTTTCCGACACCAACTAATATGCAAGATATGTGGGATCAATTACTTTATCCATATGTTGGGCCAAGTTCTGGATTTACACCATCATCTACATCAAGAGAATTTGGTACACCTTTATCGGTAACATTGAATTGGTCTGTTGTGAAAAATAGTGATCCAATTACAGTTATAACTGTTGATGGTGTTGCTCAAATACCCACTGGTAATTCACAAGTTGATACAAAAACAGATTCAACTGGTACACATAGCTTAACACCCGGAGTTACTGAAACTAATGTATTTGCTATGTCTGCTTATGATGGTACATCTACTACAAATTCAAATTATACATTAACATGGAAAAATAAAATATTTTGGGGATATATTGACCTTGCTTCTATTGATAATCCAAACCTAACTACAAATCCAGGATCACAGTCAATAGTAGCATCACTTTGTACCGATACTGCTATAAAGGCATTGACTGGAGCAAATGCAAATGGGTCTATGTTAGGTAGTGAATTAGCAATTAGTAAAAATAAAACATATACGGGAATAGATGGTGATGGTAAATATTTAATATTTGCTTGGCCTAGTAATGTGAGTGGTGCGTTGATACCATCATTTAGTGTTAATGGATTGCCTAATACGGCATTTACGAGAGTTAGGACCGCGTCAGCTTTTGTAAACTCAAATGGATTTAGTGGTACAAATTATGAAGTGTGGGTTAGTAATACATTACAAAACTCACCATTAAATATAATAATAAGTTAAATATATAGAATATGGCACAAAACATAGGTACATTAGTTTCATCAGCAATCAGACCCAATGATTCATTAGATCCAATTGCGTCAGCTTTTTCTAGTGAGATAAAAGGTGGATTACATACAGTGGTATCAAGTGGTGATAGAGATGCTACTATATTTGAGAGAAGAGAATGGGGTATGATGTGTTACATTATCAATGATAAAAAAACATATCAATTAGAGTATAATTATGCGGATACTGATATAATGAACAACTCTAATTGGATTGAATTTAGTGGATCTGGTGGAGGTGGAGGTGGAAGCGAATGGATTGATTCTGTGTTTTCAGTTTTGTTAACTGAGCCAGTGTCACCAACAAGTGGTGATAGATATTTAGTAGGTACTAAACCCACCGATGTCGTTTCTGGTACTAATTGGTCAGCTATATCTCCTGGATTCGTAGCTGAGTGGAATTCAGCTTTAATGTCTTGGGATATCACATATCCAACTGAGGGTATGTCTGTTAGGGTAGATGATGAAGATAATTCCATTTATAAATATGAAACGGATGGTGGATTAAATAATTATCCGAATGGAACTTGGGAAAAGGAAAAATTAGGTCAAGTTAGATCAATAGATGCTAATTTCACCGGAGGGTTTAGTTATTCAACAACATCTGATCCTGAATTTTCAGGATATATAAAAGATATGTTATTCCTTACCAAATTTGATACAATTAATTCCGGAGTAACAGCTTCATTGGATGTAAATGGATTGGGTAATGTTTTAATAAAAAAATCAACATCGGGTGGTGTTATAAACTTAAACCCATTTGATATAAAAACAGACATTGTTTATAGTTTAGTTTATGATGGTACATATTTTCAATTAAACCAACCTTCAAATGATGATTTATTTAATATTAAATATTATATAGAACCTACTGATTATATAGTTGTTCCTCAATATTATCAATATTGGGTTTATGGAGATTTAACCATTGATGGTTGGATGGAAAATTACGGACAAGTTGTTATCGCTAATGGTTCACTTATTAACACTGGAACTTTTTCCAATTTTGGATCTTTATCATTTATTAGTTTTGACTCTGGAACTGGATCCACATCAGTAACATCATATTCTGATACAGACACGATAGATTTTGATATTTTTGTAGCACCACTTGGTCCCTCGGTATCAGCTATCATTAAAAATGATTCACTAACCGCTTCACACTTAAACACTGGATCTTCCGGTGGAGCAACTGCTGGATATGTATTATCTGTTGATGAATCAGGATTATTTAACTGGAAAGGCGGAGGAGGAGGAGCTTTATCGTATTCTGATAAAAGTTATGTAATGAGTACTAATACTAGTGGTGACGGTTCACCTACTGGATTGGTTATATCAAATACACCTCTTGTAAATTCTTATGTTGGTGTTTTTATAAATGGTCAAGAATTTCAAGTTGGTTTTGGTACAACTTCTAGCGTTCCATGTTATTTTAGTGATGATGGTGGAACAACTGCTAAAACATCAACTTCACCTAATAATGTACAGATAGGTGACGAATTATATTGGAATGGAGTTGTAGTTGGAATGGATTTATTCACTAGTTGGAGAATTTCATTATTTTATCAAGAATAAATTGAGAATAAACAAAACATAGATATATAATTAAGTTTCATATTTAATATATAATCTAAGAAAAATTAAAAATGAAGAATGGCATTATTAGATGGTAAGCAAATGAGAGATAACTCACTCTCATTAGATAAATTAAATGGAACCAGTGGTTTAGTTACTTTCACCTCTGCAACAATGAGTTTTTCTACGGGTGCTTTTTTAAGAACATCCGATGATAATATTTTAGATGGATTAGATGTTGTTAATAAAAATTATGTTGATTCTGTTTCATCTGGATTAAATCCAAAAGAATCTTCTACTACTATTTATGAGGATGACGTTGCATCAGAGACAGGATATGTATATAATAATGGTGCTTCTGGAGTTGGAGCTACATTAACATTTACAAACGTTAATAGTCTTGATTTTGATGGTGTTACACTATCTGTAACCTCACCACTAACAAGAGTTATTATAAATTCTAACACAGACACATTTGTGAATGGTATTTATGATGTTACTAGTTTGACAGTACTTACAAGATCTACTGACTTTGATGGTTCTCCAACTCAAGAGGTTGATGGTGGTGAATATTCATTCGTTACTGAAGGTAGTTTATATGCTGATACAGGATGGGTTGTTTCCTCTCCTAATAGCACAGCTACAATAGGAACAACTCCAATTATTTGGACTCAATTCTCATCTGCTGGTGTTGTACAAGCTGGATCTGGATTAACAAAAACAGGTAACACATTAAATGTTGGATCTGGAACAGGATTATCAGCATCATCAACAGAAGTTTTTCTTGAAGATACATCCGTTACTCCTACTACTTATGGTGCTGATGATACAATACCAACATTTACAGTAGATCAACAAGGTAGATTAACATCAGCGAGTGATGTTACGATTGATATAACGGCATCTCAAGTAAATGATTTTACATCCGCTTCAGAAACAGCTATCTTTACAGATGCGAATTTTGTGGATGGTATAACAGTCACATTCTCAGTAACACCTGGGTCCGATATTACTGCTGAAGTAGTTGATGGTTCGTTAGGAACTGTTAAACTTGCTGCTAGTGGTGGAGCAACAGCTGGTTATACTTTACTATCAAACGGAACAGGATTTGATTGGGTTCTTAACGCAGGAGACATATCAGCAGTTACTGCTGGAGACGGATTAACTGGTGGTGGTTCGTCAGGAGCGGTTTCATTATCTGTTAATGTTTCTAATGGTTTAAATTTAGATGGTGATGATGTTGAATTAGGTGGTACATTAGATAAGACAACAACAATAGATACTGATGGTAATGTTTTAGATATAACAAATGTGGCTGATTCATACACTTTGATGAAAAATCAGAACCTAGCGGATAAATCTGGTACATTTAGTACACTTTCTATTGGTTCTGATATTGATAATGGTATTTCGGAACCTTCGACTAATAGAGTTGATGATTTACAAGTGGAAGCAGACTCAGTTTATATCATCGGCGCGAGTGATAGTAGTAATTTAGGATTTTTAAATATAAATAAAGAACAAGGTACTTTAGGCGTAGATGCACCTGGAGGACAATCATCAATTAACATATTGGCAACTCAGATGTTAGTAGGTGATACTTTAAATCTAACAGGTTTAAAGTATCAAGCTGATTACTCATCTAACTATACTGATCGTTCTTTAGTTGATAAAGAATATGTTGATGATGCTATTTCAATAGTTACTGGATCAGATATCGATGAAGTTACTGCTGGTGCTGGTTTAAGTGGAGGTGGTACTCAAGGAGTTGTTACTTTAGATGTTAATGTTAATGCTGACTCTATGGAGATAGTAACTGATGTTATTAGATTAAAAAATACTATTACAGGAGATAGAACATTTGCTGATTCGGTTATCGTATCAGGAAACTTAACAATTGCTGGAACAGCAACTTATGTAAATACAGAAAATCTTTATGTAGTTGATAATACTATTACATTGAACGCTACTTATAGTGGTTCTCCATCAGCAGTACCTTATTCAGGTATCGAAATTAACTTAGGTGATGGTACATATTCTACATTTTTACACGAAGAATCAACTGGGTATTTTGTTGGTGGTGTTTCTGGATCAGAATCAGCATTTATACAAGAAGCTGGTACAGGATTAACAAAAACTGGTAATACACTATCTGCTGATTTAACAGAAATTGCTGAATCAACACAAGGTGCTGGATTAACAGCAAGTGCTGGTGTTATTAATGTTGGTCAAGGAACTGGTATTACAGTAAATGCTGATGATGTGGCAATTGATTTTGTTTCAATCACTGGTAATGGTTTAACACAATCGGGTGGAGTTATTAATGTTGATGTTGATAATACAACAATTCAGATTGTAAATGGTGAATTAGTCGCTACTACATTGGGTGATATACAAGGAGTTACTGCTGGTGCTGGTTTAAGTGGAGGAGGTGATTCTGGATTTGTTACTTTAGATGTTAATCTTGGAGTTGATGGTGGTTTAACATTCTCTAGTGATGATATAGTAGTTGATGAGGCTAACTTTAATTATACGATAATAAATACTAACTTACAAGGAAATGGTTTAACTGCAAATGGTGGAGTTCTTGACGTAAATACTGGAAATGGTCTAACAATCAATTCTGATGTTGTTGAAGCTGACTTATTATCTAATGGAGGTTTAACATTCTCTAGTGGTCAAATTGAAGTATCTGTTGATAATACAACAATTCAAATTGTAAATGGTGAATTAGTCGCTACTACATTGGGTGATATACAAGGAGTTACAGCCGGATCTGGTTTAAGTGGTGGTGGTGATTCTGGATTCTTACAGATGGATGTCGATATTACCGCACAAGGTGGTTTAACATTCTCAGGAGTTGTAGTTGATAACAACAGCACTTTACAAGTTGAAACTGATGGTACAACTATAACAGTTAATGCAAGTGGTCAATTAGAAGCAATTGGTACAACAGCTCAACCAGTTTATAATCAAATGAATGAAACTTCTGTATTAACTACACCAAACACTGATAATGTTAGTACACAAATTGCTATCGCGAACCCACCATCTAAATATTCAAGAGTACAAATATTTGTTAATGGACAATTACAAAACTTGGGTGATAATAACACAACCAAAGATTGTTACTTTAGAGATTCTGGTAATACAACAACTAGAGCAATAAGTCTTATAGTTGCTACTGATGTTCTTTATTGGAATGGGGCAATTGCTGGATTTAACTTAACAACTACTGATACAATTTCTCTTTCTTACGAAACATAATAATTAATAATTAATTAATCAAAAAGGAGTGAAGAAATTCACTCCTTTTTTTATGTACATTTTTAAAATAGAGTATCCTGTTTTAATATATAAGACTAGATAAAAATATTAAATCCATTAAATGGCTCAACAGAATATTAAACAAATAAAAGGTGCTTCACAAGGTTCAGTACTTTTCTTAGGTACTAATAGTGTAGTTAGTGAAGATTATAATAATTTAAATTGGGATCAAGGTACCTTTTCGATAAATGGTAATTTAGTAACATCTGGTACAATAAATGGTATAGATATAGCTACTGATGTAGCAGCGAACACAGCTAAAGTAACTAATGCTACTCATACTGGTGATGTTACAGGAGATACCGCATTGACTATTGCAGCAGGATCCGTAGATATACCAATGCTTTCAGCTAGTGGTACATCTGACACTACTACTTTTTTAGGAGGAGATAATGTTTGGAATGTTGCTCTTAAAAGCTTAACGGTAGGAAGTAGCACATTTGTAAGCTTACAAAATGTAGGTACAGTAAATGTTCCTGATATCACTTCTACATTATCTGCTACTGGTACACCGGATTCTACTACCTTCTTACGAGGTGATAATACTTGGTCTGTTCCAGCAGGAGGAGGCGGATCAACAGCATCTTTTACACTAAGAAATGTGAGTTCATCGGATACTTTTTCAACACCTGACGAAACTATAAATTGTACATCAAATTCTTTTGTAGTGCTGTTACCAACTGCCGTAGGAATACAAGGAACTACTTATACCCTTGTTAATAGTGGAACAGGATCTGTATCATTAAAGGGAGCTGCCATTGGTGGTGGTGAGACAATAAACGGTTCCACAACTATTACTTTGTCAACTCAATATATAAGTAGAACCGTTCAATCAGACGGAGCCAATTGGATAATAAAATAAGAATAATAAAAATAAATAAATAAGACATGAGTTATACACCACCATTAGAAGCAGAAGTAACTGCATTTAAAACTACCGCACTTTTAGCAAATGGAGCGACTTACACTTCATCTGATGTAGATTGGGATGGAGATGTAAATGGTTGTTCACAAGTTCAAACAGAGATATTAGCCTCTCACGATGGTAATATTGATATTTCATTTTGTGAAGATTCAGCTTTTACAGATGTTGTTAGAACTATATCAATTCCTTATACTGCAAGTGGGGGTTATCAATTCTTTGCCGCACCTGCTTTTGCGAACTTTATAAAATATGAGTTTACAAATAACGGTGGAGTAACACAAACAGATTTTTATTATACTACTAAACTATTAACAACTGCAATATCCCCACAGTTATTAACAACAGGTGCATTTATTGCTCCTTCAATGGTTACTACGCTAAATAGAAGTATAACAGTAGGACAAAACCCAAATGATGTTTTTACTAATACTCCAAGTGGAGGAATAAGTAATGTAAATTCAACAACTGCAAATCTTGGAGCAGGCGCAACATTTGACGGCACCTTCGTTGATACAAGTGGATATGCTTCGACTTCTATATTTGTTAAAGCAGATCAAGATTCAGCAGCAAACGGACTTAAAATTGTACATTCAAGTGACGGTGTTACTGATGAAAGGGTGATAAGTTTTACCTATTTAACATCAGCGAATCCACAAGGACTTGTGTATATGATACCAGCTTCAACAAAATATTTTAGGATTCAATATATAAATGGGGCTACTATTCAAGGTTCATTTGTAATGAGTATTAAGAATGAAATAACACCACAGCAAACAATAGCCCTACCTGTTAATTTACCAATTAAAGCCGGTACTCTTTCTAATGTAACTAAGTCAGTTATAGTTGGTCAGAATGATGCAGGTAATTTTGAAAATGTCCCAGTAGATACTAAAGGTCATTTAGAAGTAAACGTTACAAATCCTAATACCTCTTATGATGAAGTTCAAGTAGCACAACTTACTCCAGTATCTCAATTAAGTTTTCCATATAATATTAATGCAGATATAGTAACTACTATTTTAGGAGGAAGTGGAACAGTTATACAAGATGATAATATGGCTATTATTTCTACAAGCGTAGATCAAACCTCAGTAGAATCAGCAGCATTAGAAAGTAAAGAAACTATTACATTTAGAGCAGGACAGGGATCGTTAGCAAGATTTTCAGTCTTGTTTACAAACTCATCAAATGGACCAACAAGCATTCAAGGAATTGGAGTAGGAGATGCGAATGATGGATATGGCTTTGCTCTAATAGGTTCAGTTATGAATATATCGTATAGAACAAACGGAGCAGTTGTCACACCTCCTGGTAACCAGACTAACGTAGTACAGACCTTATGGAATAACGATGTGATGGACGGCACAGGAAGTGTGGATAATCCATCAGGAATGTTATTAGACCCAGCACTAGGTAATGTTTACCAAATTAGTTATGGAAGCGGGTTTGGTTGTATTAACTTTTCTATCGAAAGCGCTATAACAGGAAGAATGGTATTAGTTCACGTACTGCATCTTGCAAATATATTGGATGCTCCATCCGCCTATAATCCAACCTTTGCATTAAGAGCAGAAGTTTTTAAAGTAGGAACATCAGATGCTAACAATTATGTAATGAAAGTTGCTGATATGTCAAGTTTCGTGGAAGGAAATAACTTACCAACTGGTCCTGTTAATGGATTCACAAACATAGAAGATACTGATAATACAAATGACGTACTAATATTTACACTATATAACAATGCTACCTTCGCAAGTAAAACGAATAAAGTATCTTGTTTATTGCAAAGTATTAGTATTGCAAGTGGTTCAGGTGAACCTGGTGTGGTTAAAATAATAGAGGATGGTTCTTTGACTGGAGCGGGAACACCTAATGATATATCAACCGGAACATCTGTTGTATCTACTGATATTGCCGCAACTGCAATAAGTGGAGGTAGAGTACTATGGGTAGGTTCTGTCGCAAAAGATGGTGGGACCTCTGTTGATATAAGTAATTTAGGTATAAAAATGCGACCTGGTAGCCATTACACTGTTACTACTGCTTTGGTTGTTACCGCGGCCAACAAAAAGATTTCAGCAGGAGTTGTTTGGAAAGAAGATTTTTAAAATACACAACCATCCATATAATTTATAAACAGAAAAGTCTAGCGTTCTGTTTTTATATTTAATATATACTTTATGAAACTTACTAAATATTTAGAATTTGTCCAGTCTGATTTAGAACCTGTTAAATCTTTCTATATTAAAGATGAATTAAACCCAAAAGTTTGGGAAAATGAAGAGATGATACCTGAGGTAAGAGAACAATTACTTCAAATTGCTCAAGATTTTTACGATGGTACAGATTTAAAGGCTGATGTTCAAGACATTATACTAACTGGATCTTTGGCTAATTATAATTGGTCGGAAAAATACTCTGATTATGATATCCATATATTAATTGATTTCAAGGATGTTAATGATGATGAAGAATTGGTTAAGAAATATGCGGATAGTGTTAAGAACATATGGAACGGATTACATGATATTGAGATTGGAGGATATGAGGTTGAAGTTTATATACAAGGTATAAAAGAAATACATAAAGCATCTGGGATTTATTCAGTTATGAATGATGAATGGAATGTTAAGCCAAGTAAAAAAGATTTCGAACCAAATGAAGAATTAATCAAAGAAAAGGCTAAATCAGCTATGATGATGGTTGATGATTTAGAGGGAGATATTGATGAAGATAAATATGAAGAATTTCAAAAGAAGGTAAAGAAAGTTTGGGATAAGATTAAGAATTATCGTAAGAGTGGATTAGCTACACAAGGTGGTGAATTCTCTACTGGTAATTTAGTATTTAAGTTACTTAGAAGAAATGGATATATTGGAAAAGTTCTTAAACTAAAGAGAAAATCTTATGATAATCAATTTAATTAAATTATGGCTAGAATTTCAGAAATAGAAGAATTGCTTAAAGAAGTATTTGATGAGGAAAAGGGTGTTGTTAACTCTGTTGAATCTATTTATGAGTCACCCGAAGAAGGTGATTTTCTTAAATTGGTTATATCTATACATGGTTTAGTAACGGAAGATACTACTATCATACACACAAAGTTTATATTTAAAGTTGATTTAGAAAAAAGAAAAACCGTAGAGGATTCTTTTATTTATTTATATGATGTTAATTGTGTTTATCATAAATTAGATTTCAAAAATATTATTGACTTGAAAGATAAGATAACTAATATTATAGAATCTAAAGATTTTGGAGAGGACTTACAAATACTTTCTGACTTCATTGAGGCACCTGCTATGTTCTTAAATTACTACATGAGAAGACACAAGATAACAGATTATTCTATTTTTGATGTGGTGTATCAACCAAAATTTAAGACTACTCCGTGTGATAAAACAACGTTTGATTTCAAAGTCAATATTAATAATAACTATGATATGGGATTATCTATTAGTAAGGTAGATCGAGATGAAGAAGAGAATGAAATTGACTCCTATAAATTCCAATTTAGGTTTATGGATGATATAGAAACACTTGAAACAGATTCTTTGTCAAATGTTCACTTTTTTATCGGGTCTAATATCGCTAAGATGTTGGATAAAAAGTTAAAGAATAAATGAAACATCTAGAGAAATTTTATAACTATATTACGGAGTCTGATTCATATTCTAAAGATGAATTGAATGAATTGTTAGTACCTATTAGGGATTTGGGTGTGTCTTGTGATATTGGTGATAAAAGAACAATAACAGAGGGTAAATTTTCTGGTAGTGAATACATTAGTGTTGGATTTTCATTTAATGACTATGAAAAAACACCTGGTTTTGGATACCGAACCGATATTATGTCTGATAATAGAATATGGGATTTTTTCGATGAGTTAATTTCTTTGAGAAATAGGTTAGAGAATGATAAAATATTAATACATTTTTATAACACTAAGTATGGTAGTTATGGTGTTAGTATAATGTTTGTTACTGGTGAGGTAACTGATAATAAATTATTTGAACTAGAAAAGGTTTATAATGTATTAAGAACTAGATCTAATTCTGGTACAACAGATTTTTATTATAGTATGTTACTGAAATTAAATAAAGAGGAACCCTCTATAAATATTGAGGTTTCTCAATATACTAGTAGGAAATTCAAATACTTTACTAGACAAATTGATATGTCTGGTTTTGATATTAGTACTGAAACTAGTGAAGGTAGTTATGGTTATGGAGGTACAAAAGCAGATATTAAGATAACACCTAAAGGTTAAACCCCTCATCATGTAACCTATTATCTGATAGATTTTTCACAACAATACACTTTTCATATTCTTCATCATTCTCAAATGAAATTAGAACTCTTTCTAATAAAACTTCTGAATAAGGCTTTAAGTCCTTTCCGTAAGGTTTGCCTGATATAATTCTATTGTAAATTTCGTTATTATCTATTATCTTAAACATCGTCTTTTTTATTAGTGTAGTTTTCTTTATAAATTTTAATTACCTCATCATACTCATTTAGGATACCATCCTTGAACTTACCATTATCATAGGTTTGTTTAAGAATATACTCTTTTACATAGTCTTCGTAGTCTAGTTGTATAGATATATCTAAAGTTTCTTCATCCAGTTCTATAACATCATCCTCACTTTGTTCTGTTATTAATGAAACATCATCTATATACTCAACAGATGCGAAATTACTACTTTCTAATATAACTTCCAACTTTCTTCTCAACTTTCTGTTACTCATAAGTAATGAATTTGATATAGCTATATCAACATAATCTTTGGTGTTTTTTATTTCATCAAGACTCTCAACATCATCCTCATTTTCTACACGAACTTTCTTAAAACTAGGTGAATAAGTGTTGTGTATAAATGAAATTTCATCAGTATCTAAATCCAACATTGTTATGCCTTTTTGGTCACCATAGTCATTTCTATCCATTTGATATAAACTACCAATAAACATAAAGTTTTTATTTTCTTGTCTTATATGTATGTGTCCAGAGAAAACATTCTTATATCCTTTGAATTCTTCAACATCAATTTTATCAGCATTTCTGTGAGCTATTGAATTTAGGTGCATCTGACACCCATTTAAGTCTGAGTGACACAATAAGTAGTCTCCAGGACTTGCACTTATTTGATCAATCATATCTCTTCGTCTTTCAATCCAAGGCATTAGAACGAGTTTTTGACCTCCCAATTCTAATGTTGTTGTTTCTTCATACACTTGAATATTCTTATTCATATATCCGAATAATCTAACAGAATTAACTTCATTACTACCTTTATTCCATAAATCGTGGTTACCCACCATTATATGTAATGGTAATATATCAGACATTTCTTTAAGAATTTTCTCTACTTTGTTAATAACAATAATAGGTAAACTATTTCTATTATCAAATAGATCACCTAAATGTATTAGTACATCACCTTCTTTAGCATTTTCTTTTAGATAAGGTATAACAAAATCATAAAACGTTGATTCCATCATATTTAACCACTTATCTAAATTATTAAGATAGATACCAAAGTGTGTATCTGTTATCATGAATACTCTCATATAAAAACATTTCTTTTTTAATTATATGAATATTTAATATATAGTTTATGAAATATATTAAGACTTTTGAATCACATTATGAGAAAACCGGTTGGGTGTTGAGAGATGGTACAAAATTAACGATACATGATGTTAATGATTATTTGGATAGTAACAATATAGATATCGTTAATATCCCGGTTGATGATATTAAAAATTTATGTATTGCTACTGATGTGAAGAGGTCAGAAGATTCTGATTTGAGTTATCCGATAATAATAACTACTAAAAACGGTGAGTATGGTATGTTATTAGATGGACACCATAGATTATTGAAAGCTATCAACAACAATATTGTAAATATAAAATCTAGAGTTTTGGAATTAAGTGATGCTCCTATTGAGTATAAAAATCTATTTAAATTTTTCAAAAAGTGATAGTTTTACCAAAAAATGATTTTTGGTAATTTATATATACTAATAGAGAAAGGAGAGATTATAATATATAAATTATAATTTAACCAAAACAAATTAATTAAAAAATAATAAAAAGATAATGGGATTACCACACTTTACACAAGTAATAAATTCAGGATCACCAGGTGGACCAGGAACCTTACCGGATGAGGTTGTATATTTAAACCTTTTTGAAATAACTTTTATTTTACCAGTTATTTTACAAGCACAGGGAAGAGACCCAATTTTATTGCTACAAAACGCAACTAAGGTTGATTTAAACTTAACAGAGTTTGATACTGGTACAGCACAACAGAGATTCAAATACTCAACAAGAGAATTCATAACTACGCCAACTAAAACAAGTGGTGAGCTTACGATACCAATACAGGTTAATGTAAATCAACAAGGTTCTATGGAAACTTGGAATACTATGAAGTCTTGGTATGATTTAGTATTTAATTCACAAAATGGCGCTCTTCATTATAAAAGTGATTTGATAGCTACTATTATTGTAAACCAACATGATAAAAAAGGTGTTGTTTTAAGAAGAGTAACATTTCAGAATTGTCAATTAACAAAATTAGGTGGTTATAGTCTTGACTGGTCATCAAATAGTATTCTTGAATCAGTAGATGCAAGTTTCATTTGGGATTACTTTATTGATGAGTATATCGATCAAAACTTTACAATTAATCCTCCTTTAGTAACAGGATATTAATATTAAATAAATATTAAATAAATATTAAAAAAGGTGAATTTTGGTTCACCTTTTTTTTTTAATAAAAAATGAAAATGAAAAAGATTAAGTCGTTTAAGTCATTTGATTATATCAATGAGTCAAAGTGGTCATATGTGGATAAACTACCAATAGATTTGGTTAATTTTATAGATACATTAGTTTCTGAGATTTTTGATATGTATGATATGAGTGAGTTAAACCTAGATAGGACTGATACTGGTTCGTTTAGTGATAAATTGGGAGAAAGAGAGAATATAACAACAGTTCCGTATTGGAATATTGATTATCCATTAGGTCATAATCCAAATTATCTAAGGATATTTATTGGTGGTGCTGATGATGATTTAAGAGAGAATATAATTAATGATCTTGAGGAAATTAAACCAATGATGGGTGATAGGTCAGGATATGGGTACAGTTATGAAAAAACAGATATGTTTATAATAATAACTCCAGAACCACACTTTATACCATATCCAGAAAAATATACTTAAATATTAAATAAAAAACCCACTCAAATTTTGAGTGGGTTTTTTTATTATTGTCTATCCCCAATAGGTCGCCTAGTATTACATTTTCGGCATTTTCATGTTGTTTGTCATATTAGAAGCATTTTTCATCATAGAATTTGCATCGAAGTTTCCTCCTTGTCCATCTTCTTGTTTCTTCTGATTAGAATCTTCTTCTTCAAGAATTTCATTTACTAACTTAACATTTTCTTCAAATAACCAATAAGGCCAATTGTCCATAGCTAATTCTTGTGTATGGAAATGTTTCTGTAATAATAACTTATTCTTTAAGATATGCTTCAAAGGCATCATGAATAACGAAAATACCTGAGGCTCCGTTGGGAAACGTCATTTCTGTGAGGACCTCCATTCCACACTCACCACATGATTTTTTAAGTTCTTTTATACCAAATGTCATTTTACCAATTGCTGCGTTTAAGAATTGAAATGAAATATCATCCATATCTTCAAAATCTACAAGTTTAGATTTTATACCATCATATGATATACTAGTTCTACCAGCTAACATAAATGGTATTATCTTCAAGAAAGCTAGATTAGGAGTTTTCTTTTCATTATTTTCTTTTATGATATAATCAGTAAAAGCTTTTTGTAATCCAATATTAGGCGGTGAAATTTCATAGTCTTTACCATTAACTGTTTTGAACTGGTATGTTTTTGTTGATAGATTTAAGAACTTAGATAATTTTTCATCAACTTCGTGATAATTAAAACTATCTCTTTTCAATTCAACCTGAAATTCACTACCACACCCACATCTTGCTGGTATAGCTAAGCTATTTCCTTGCTGAAACGTTAATTCTCTTATTAAGAAGACAAGATATAATCTATCTTGGTCTTTAATTTCTAAATAAGATCCTACCTTACCATCTGTGTATTTAATCCTAACACATGATTGTAACATATCATTCATCTTCTCAACAATATCATAGAAGTTATTATCATCAACCATTGAGTATGCTTGTATTTCTCTAACTTGAGCCGGTCTTACCATAAAAAGAGTACCTGTTGGATAAAACTCACCACAAGGTAATTCTCTAACATCAAAATTAAAGTATTGTAAATCATCAACTCTATCGCTTGATCCGGATGTCTTTTCTGAAATAAATGGTATGTCAGTACTAGCTGACGCCGCCTCTTTACCAACTTCCAAGTCTGTTAAGTGTCTTTTTAAGTAGTCCTCTTCGGACATTTTATCTTTCTTTTTATCTGACATAAAATTATCTTTATTTTTTAATTATATATTCTATATAACTCTTCCTCTATTATAAATAATAATATACACTTTGTTTAGTTTAAAATGAAAAAACCCTCGAAATTCGAGGGTTTTTTTAATTTATTTTGATATTTTTATGAGTTTTGAAACCCACCTGCGTTAATAGCTCCTGTTCTCAGTATAGTAATGTTGTTAACAATTATACCCATACCTTTGATTGGTTCTACATAAGTATCAATAACACCAATTTGGTTATCAATAATTTCAGATGTGTTATTCTCTTCATCCATTTTGTTAAAGAAGTTGTATAAACCATTCTTACTTACATAAGTTTCACAAATAACATCTGCTCTAAGTTTAATTTCTGCTCTTACATCAGGAGTGTTAAACTTCCATTGGTAGTCTAATAACATTCTTGATAATTCTCTTTCAAGTTCAATAAGTACTTCTCTTACGTGTATGTAAGAAAGAGCTGATTTATAAAGAGTTTGAGCTGTATTCTCAGTTTCAATTTGGTAACCTCTATTTCTCTTGAATACAATTGGATTCATTTGAGCTTGATTCAAGTATTCGATGTCTTCTTGTGTGAAGTCCATTTCTATACCAGAAGTGTTAGTAATCTTACCATTTGTTACACCAGCTGCTATTGTCCAAGGAGTAACAGATGTTATATTAGAAATATGCTTTCTCATATAAGTTGTTGCTACAAAGGATGCAGGTGGGAATTCTAATGGTCTACCATTATCATTCACCGTAACATAAGGTGTGAAATAACCAACAGTAGTTGTACCTGCTCCATCACCGAATGAGTAAAGGAATGCTGGGTTACTTTCTGGGTCACCTCCACTTGCTACATATTTAACTTGTAATGTACCTTCTGAATTAACAAATGATGGAGAAGATGAATTTTTGAACGATCTAAGTGATGGCATATTTAAGAAACCAAAGGCATCTAATCTATCACCACATATATCAACTAATTGTTGTTTTGATCTTTCGGTTAATCCTAATCCAAATGAGTCAATTAAATATCTAAAGTCTAATGCTTCTTTGTTAATTAAAGCTTTGAACATTGGAGTTCCCTTAGCTACTAAGTTAAGTACTTGGTTTTGTTTAGTTTCTGTTCCATCAGGTAAAGAAGCTTGTCTAACCTTGAATCCTTTCATAGTGATAGCTTTGTATGTTGTCGCATATTGGTCAACTGATACATATCTCATTGTTTGTACATCACCATTAAAAACATAAGTAGCTATTCTAGAATCACAAGATATTTCAGTTAAACTAGCATCACCTACATATTGTCTCTTACTAAGAATTCTTGTTAATCTTCTTGGTACTTCACCAACTGCAAGAGTTGTAGGGTCATAATAAGCTTCTAAGAAATCACCAACTTTTATTTCGGTGTATCTAGAACCATCTATTAATATCTTATTTGGTATTTGAATATATCCAGTAGGTAATTCTACTTCAACTGTTTGTTTGAAGTTTGTTTTACCTGATTGTATATAAAATGTGTTATTAGCTTGTATATCAACTGCTTCAGTTGCTAGTAATAATTCATCCATAAATTGAACATTCAATACACCATCGTTATCAAGATATAATTTAAGGTAGTGTCTTCTAGAAGAATAGTTATAAACTATACTCTGTGTGAATAAAGTTTCAGTCTCTACTTCCTCAGTTACTTGATAAGCGTAGAATGTACCACCGGTATATCCTAAAGCTAGAGCTAATTGAGCTGGTGAATCAGTAGGTTCTACTGAGTTTCCTACTATTGTAAATGTTCCTTTATTTACTTTCGAAGTAGGGAACAATAATTGCTCAAATGTTTGTAAATCAATTTCATCAGAGAAGGACGCGACACTTGAATCAAATACGATATAATCATATCCAGCGTATGATGAAGTAGCTGATGTAGCATTTTCACCATCGATAAATGATATATCAACTGTTGTTCCAAGAACATTAGTAGCACTCGCACTATTATCAACATAAAGTCTATTATCATAAAAGAAATCTTTTGTGTTAATAACACCATCATAGTATTTACCATAAAGGTTAGAGTATTTAGCTACTACACCTACTCCGGTTACTGTATCAGCAACCTCATCTTGTGT